CTTGGACTTCAACCAAGACACGCGCCAGTACACGGGGTTACTTGAAGAATGGTGGCAACGCGCCAACGATCAGGGTCATCCCTTTACCACGCTAATCGTTGAGGCAAATGCGGCGCAACGCTTTATGCTTCAGTACGACCATTTTAAACGGTGGGCAGCGATTCGCAATGTCAGCCTTGTCCCACATCAGACTAACCGCAACAAGTCCGATGAGGACTTTGGTGTTCAAACCCTTGCCCCGCATTACAAAGCTGGTCGCGTTCGCTTCCCTGGCGGTGGCGATTACATTGGCTCAAAGGCAACGATGAAGCCAATGGTTAAAGAACTTATTCAATGGCCTGAAGGATCAACAGACGATACCGTTATGGCGCATTGGTTCTTAATTTGGAACGCACCGAATTTGTTTCATACCAACATGACTAACCCACCAAAGTTTGCACGACCAAGTTGGATGTCAGGATCTCGATGGGGAAATAGGTAATTCATTACCGTTAAGTGGTATATTTACACACAAGTTACGCCTCTCGAGAATTGAGATTGACATGGCAAAAATGGGAAAAGTTGAAAAGTATCCTTCAAAGGCAGCAATGGCTAAGCACGAAAATGCTGAAGGTAAAAAGATTGCCGCTATGGAAAAGAAGATGGGCGAAAAGGATGTAGTCGCTAAGACTAAATCTTCCATGAAGAATAAATCTGCTGGCAAAAAGATTAACAAGACTGTCTAAGGAGAAATGACATGGCTGCAAAGAAAGCACACCCAGGATTCAAAGCCGTTCAAGCACAGATTGCGAAGAAAGAAGGAGTCAGCTCAAAGCGAGCAGGAGCAATTCTTGCTGCTGGCGCTCGTAAAGCATCTCCTGCCGCACTCAAAGCTAATCCAAACCTCAAAAAAGTTTCCGGAGTAAAAAGCAAGAAGGGTATGTAATGGCTAAGTATGTAGAAGCCAAAGACGAACTCATTGACAAGCGAATGATTGGCAACTTGTCTGCTACCCAAAAGGCAGCATTTGAAAAGTTGGACAAGAAGCATCGCAAGGTTAAGACTCAAGAAGCAGACAATGCTATTGATAAGAAAATTATTGCCAAGGTTAAAAAGACTAAGAAATGAAAAAGCAAAGCGCTTCTGCAAAGAAGATTGCTAAAGTAATGAAAGAGTACGGAGCTGGCAAACTTCACTCAGGATCTAAAACAGGTCCGATAGTAAAGTCACAAAAGCAAGCAATTGCAATTTCGTTATCGGAAGCAAAGAAGAAAAAGGGTAAATAATGCCAAAGACTCCTGCGTGGCAACGCAAAGAAGGGCAGAATCCAAAAGGCGGTCTTAATGCAAAAGGCCGTGCTAGTGCAAAGGCACAAGGTAGCAACCTAAAGCCACCTGTTAAATCAGGTGACAACCCACGCAGAGCAAGTTTCCTTGCTCGTATGGGTAATGCTGCTGGACCTGAACACAAGCCTAATGGAGAACCAACTCGCCTATTACTATCGTTGCAAGCATGGGGCGCTTCTAGCAAGGCAGATGCAAAAAAGAAAGCGGCTGCAATCTCTAAAAGAAATCAAGGTAAGAAATGAAAAAAGAATTTTGGGATAAAAAGAATCCTAATAAAGTTTCTAAACCTTTGACTCCTGAGCAAAAGGCAAAAGCCAAAGCGAGCGCAAAAGCTGCTGGCAGACCTTATCCAAATTTAGTCGATAATGCGGCAGCAAAAAAATCTAAGAAGAAGTCAGGTAAATAATGGTCGGTCCAACACTTGCTGAGATTGCTTATATCCTGTCTGAAAGACAACAGCGCCAAGGTCCAATGATTGACCAAATGCGTCAACTACGAGATGCCTACAATGGTGATCTCGTTATTCCGCTACCTGAGATGGATCGACGCGAGAAGTCTGCTGTCGCAAATCTTATTACTACTGGTCTAGATCAGACTGCAATGCGTATCTCATCAACAATGCCTAGTGTTTATTATCCTGCCCTTGAAGAAGGAAACAACGCTTCTGAGAAGCGCGCTCGTACCCGTAAGCGCGCAACAATGGGCTGGTGGGAAGCAAATAAGATGCAGTTGAAGATGCGCCGTCGCGCTCGCTGGCTTATTGGCTATGCTTCCTCACCAGTTATTCTTCGCCCTGATACCAAATGGGGTGCTGCTCGTTGGGACATTCGTGATCCGCTAAGCACTTATCCATCTATCGGTGAAGATCCTGATGAGATTACTCCTAACGATTGTATTTTTACATACACTCGTTCACGCGCATGGCTCAAGCAGCACTACCCTGATGCAGCAGTACAGCTTGTTGGTGGAGATAAAGCAAAGCCAACTGATCTTGTACAGATTGCTGAATACACAGATGCTGAAGTAACAGTTCTTATGGCTTCATCGCAAACAAAACTTTCTCAATGGGAAGGTCCAGTTCGCGGTGTTCCTCATGTAGAACTTGAGCGCATACAAAATAAGACAGGGCTTTGCCTTGCTGTTGTTCCAGGTCGCATTACTCTTGATCGCCCAATGGGTCAGTTCGACTCACTTGTTGGTATGTATCAATTGCAGTCTAAGTTAATGGCTCTTGAAGTCATTGCTGTAGAGCGTGGTATTTTCCCTGACACTTATCTTGTATCTCGCCCAGGTGAGACTGCTCGTTTCGTAGCAGGACCTTATGATGGTCGTACCGGTCAGGTGAATGTAGTTCAAGGTGGAGACATTCGTGAAATGGCTGCTAACCCTGGATTTGCTACCAACGGAATGATGGATCGCATCGAGCGAGCGCAGCGCATCGGTTCCGGTACTCCTGCCGAGTTCGGTGGAGAATCAACATCCAATGTCCGTACTGGAAAGCGCGGAGATGCAATCCTTTCAGCCGTAGTTGATTTCCCAATCCAAGAAGCACAGGAAATCTTTGCTGCTTCATTGCAGGAAGAAAACAAGCGCGCTATTGCAATTGCTAAGACTTACTTTGGTAATGAGCGCAAGTCTTTTTACATTTCATCGCGTGGCGCAAAGGGTCATGTTGATTATGTACCGAATAAAGATTTTGAAGATGATAACAATGTTGTTACCTACTCACACACAGGTGCAGATGCAAACGCACTTGTTGTAGGTCTTGGTCAGCGCATTGGTATTGGAATCATGTCAAAGCAAACAGCGCAAGAAATTGATCCATTTATTTCCGATCCCGAGCAAGAGAAAGACCGTGTTATTAGTGAAGGACTTGAGCAAGCACTTCTCCAATCAATTCAAACTCAGGCTTCTCAAGGTGCTATTCCCCCTAGTGATGTGGCTGCTATTGCTGCTTTGGTCGCGTCGGACAAAGCGTCGTTGGCTGACGCGGTAACAAAGATTCACGAACAAGCTCAGAAGCGTCAAGCAACACAAGCACCACAAGGCGCACCTGAAACAATGCCAGGACTTGCACAGCCAGGAATGGGTGCAGAACAACCACCAGCACAACCACAGCAACCACAAGATGTTGGTGCGTTCCTTGCATCACTCGGTGGTGGCGCTAAGGCAGGTGCATAATGGGTTCTAGAGGTCGTGGTGGCGCTCGTCAGGGCGTAACAGGCAAGGCATACGCAAACCGCACAGATATGAACGGTGCAAATGTTGTAGGTCCACAAGGTCAAAACCTTAATGCTGGAAAGATTGCTGCAACTGCAGTTCCAGGTCAATCTTATGGAGCTGCTGGCGCACAACTAGCAGCACAGAAAGCGGTTCCTATGGCAGCAACACCTAGCCCTGTTCAGGCAGCACCTGCTGCTGCTCCTGCACAGCAAGGCGCACCTGCACCGCAGGGCGCTCCACAAGCACCAATCGTTCCACTTAACGCTCCTACAACTCATGGGCTTCCAGTAACAACAGGAGTCGGTGGCAATACACCTGGTGCTGGACCTGAAGTTCTTGCTCCAACATTTAATAGCAATCTTCAGATGCAAGCACTTAACTTATTAAATCAATTAGGAGATGGCGTTTCTCCCCATGTAATGATGATTAGAAATACTCTACAGGCTGGCGCAAATAATGGACTTATGCAATGAGTATGCCGACTCCGCTTCCATTTCCAACGGGCGGTAGTACCCCACCGCAGGGCGCTCCTACCCCTACTCCTAAAACACCTAAACTTCTTGCACCTAATCCAAAGCCAGGAGTAGATCCTGCAGCAAAAATGCTTGCAGATAATTTAGATGCTTTGCACAATAGCGGATATTCTTATTTAGAACCGCTTGTTCAGACAGCACTTGCAAAAGGTGCATCATCTCCTAGCCATGCTGTTGCGCTCGCTAAAACAACACAGCAAGCATCTGTCATTGCAAACCCTTTGCCAGTTATCAACCATTTATTCTCAGATCCAAATCTGCAAAAGGTTCCAACTAAGACACAGCAAATCCAATTTTGGTTTAATGGAACAATGGGTTCATACCCAATTGCAGAATCAGATGTTCGCAAGATTCAGCAAGATATGATTGCCAAGAAGCAAGCATTTCCTGGTGCTTCTGCTACGGGAACTTGGACTCCTGAATGGCAAAATGCTTTTGTTAATTCAAGCAATCAAGCATTGGCTAACCTTGGTCCTGGAAACCTTGATTCTAAAAATGTATTCCATGATCTTCTTAACCAAGGGCTTCTTTCTACTGCTCTTAACTCAGTTTATGCAACAGTAAAATCTTTACCGCGAAGTGTTCTTCATCTTATGGGAGATGTTATTTCAGGTTCCTCTCCTTTAAGCAGCCCAATCCTTATGGGTGCTAATAAATTAACAAATAATTCTCTTGCTTCAGCAGGACAAGAAGTTGCTAACGCTCAAATTTTTCCTGGAAAGCCAACGCAAAAACAGACAACTGAAGAATATGTTAAAGCAGCGCATGACAGAGTTGTTGAAGATATTGGAACAGCACTTTCATTTGTACCAGTTGGCAGACTTGCTTTTGGTGCTAAAGCAGCATTAACAGATGCAACAGCACAAGGTCTTACTAAGGTACTTCCATTTTCTGAAGTTGCTCCTAAATTTACAATTCTTAAATCAATTCAAGCTGCACAAGCAGCAGGAGTTGAAACATCATTGCCAAAGATCCTTCCAAGGGTAATTGCAAATAACCCAGTTATGGCTTGGCTTTATAATGGGTTAGAAGCAGGAATTGCAAAATCTGCACCTGCTCAAATGGCTATCCGAAACACATTTGCACAACGCCTTCGACTTCCAATTGTTCAAGCAGCAAATAAAATCATTGGTAAGACAATTACTGCCGGTGCGCTTGAAACTGGTATTGGAAATCTTGAAGATAAGTTTGGTAAATCTGATTCAATTCTTGATACATCTATTCACTCAATTCACCCAGTTGCAGGAAACCTTGCTAAAGCTTTAGATCTTATTTCAGCACAAGCAAATCCTGGTGGAGTATCTAAGGATGCAGTTGCTTCTTATGCAGCAGATGTTGCCAATGGATCTCATGCAATGCGTACATCGCTAGATGAACTTGGTGTTCTTAATGCTTTCCAAAAGGCTAACCCTGAGTTTAATTTAGATCAAGCAATTGCAACTCATGGCGCTGCTTCTGTTTATCAGCACATTAACGATCAGTTAAATAAAATCTCGGCAATGTTTGCTGCCGAAGAACGCTTGAACCCACTCAAAGCAGAAGGTCCAACAGGTGCTTGGGCAATGCTCTCTGATGAAGAGAAGGCTCAAAAGCTATTAGATCTTTCTCATAGCATTTGGATGGATTCGGTAAACGGCAAGGGAAGCGCTCTTCATAATGCCCGTGAAGCCGTAACAACTGATCAGAACGCTCTTGAGACTGGCTTTAGAATCATGCGTTCTCAAGCAATGGCTGATACACGCGAAAGCGCATTGGCTAAAAAGGGAACATCTACTTTTGATAACTACATGAACGCTCGCAAGGTTGCAGATCAAATGCTCTTGCCTGATGTTCAAAAGTACCTTATCCACCCTGGAACTGTTGATACTTTCAAAAAAGCAAAAGCAGCAATAGAACCTGCACCTTGGGAAACAGCAGTCGAAGGCGCTCCTAAAGTAAAACTTGATAAGCGTTGGGTAGAAGCCAATAACCCTGTTATGGGTCGCGGTGTATTTGGTTTAGCTCGTATTGGAAGCGTCACAAAGGATGATGCTCTTATTGCGGCAAATAATTTTCGTGAAGCATTGACAAACGGAACAGATGCTGAAAAGTCAGCAACTCGCCTTGATATTGCTCGCTACCTTATCAATGAATTTGGCATGGATACTAATGCCCTAAATGGTGATGTTGATAAAATGCTTGATGCTCTTTATGCAAAGGCAGATACATTGCCAGTAAAGATTCATCCTGTTATTGGCGCTCCTGCTGAAGTTCAAAATATGATTAAAGAACTTGCTTCTCTTGGATACCAGCCTGTAGTCGGTACTGATATTGGTCATTACTTCACAAAAGACCTTATGGGTGTCGATCTTGGTAAAGCAAAGGTAAGTGTTGCTGACACAATCAAAGCAGGTCAAATTTCAGAAGCAACTCGCGTTCAGACTGCTCGTATAGCAAGCAAACTTGGACTTAGCCCACGCCTTAGCGATTCTGCTGCTGTAGCGGCTCGCGCATCAGTTGAAACAAACATCGCCGTTCAATCTGCGATTGATGCAGGAAAGATCAATGTTCCACCTGGATTTAACGCTGCTCGCACATTGTCTTGGCTTCGCAAGGGATTGGATGAGAGTCGCTCTCTTACTAAGGGTCAAAAAACATCTTTGTTTATTGCTGAGAATATCCTTGCCCCGCTTAAAGCTGGTGGCTATCGCTATGAGATCAAGAACCTCATGGACACTCAAGGGCTTACTGAAGAAGGCGCAATGGCTAAAATCATTGAAGCCAAGAAAGCCGAAATGGGGATCAGAGATGCAAGCAATAAAGAAATGCTTTCAGTTCTCATGCGCCCAATGGATGATCTATCTGCAGATTTGATGGGTGTTCCTCATGGAACTCCTTTGATGGATAAGGCTTCTGCTACTGCAATGATTCAAGCAGTTCAACGCGCTCGCCTTAATGTCCCATCAGAAATGGTTGGCGGTTTGGCTAAGGCTGAAGATTGGCTTTATGCTGGCTTGGGTATTGCCGGTAACACGATCAAAATTGGCGGTAAAGAAATTAGCGGATTAACTATCCCTAATATTCCTGCCTACTTCCTTAATGCTCGTAACCGTATTCGTTTCCAAGAGTCTCTTCTCTTTGCCTATCGTCGTGTCTTTAAGACAATGGCTAAGGGAATTACAGAAGGCGTTCCACCTACCTTCTATCCTGGCGAAAAGATGCGAGCAATGGGCATCGACCAAGAAGCCGAAAAACTTTATGTAAAAATGTATCCAAAAGAAAACGCTAAGAATCTTGTTCAAGATGACATAGAGCGTTTGCTTAACCAATCAGATCTTTACAACCTTTACAATCCACGGGATTTCAAGAAGTGGGTTTTGTACCATGTAGATCAAGCTGGATACAAGGGTCAAGAAGCCTTGGACAAAGTTGAGAATGTTATGGGTTATGGCGAGCGCTCAGCAGCCGAAAGATCCCTTAACGCTGTCTTTTATCCGTTCTCATTTAACAAGACATTGATGCGTCAGTTTGGTGGATTCCTTCTTACCCATCCTGGACAGCGCCTTGTTGCTGCCGGAATGTTGAGTTTGTACGATACCCATGATGGTCCAAAGATGCGTAAGTGGCTTGAAGATAATTTGCCACTTATCAAGGAAGTTGAAAAACTCAATGCCTTTGAACACGGTACTGGACTAGGTGGCTTTGGTGGCATCAATATGCCTTATACCCAACCTTTGTTCAATGCCTTTGCAACTATGGTTGGACCTAAGCAGATTAGTTACACAGATCCTCAGCAGGGCGCAACCATTTATAAGACCTTGCAGAAGTACATTCCGCTTCTCAAGAGTTTTAACGATGTGATCTCAGAAGGGGCTGATTCAGCCCGTACAGGGGCTGCTCTAGCCCTTCGCACGGTCGGTCAGTACTCTTTTGGCTCGGACACAGTTCCACGCCCCCAGTTCCTAATGCCAGCCAAAGCACAGCAATCAAATGCTTGGGATTACCGGACTAATCTGATTACCCAACTTGGGCAGGTTTTGGATTATAACTACAAACATCCAAACGCACCTTATACATGGGGATCAATCAAAAACGGGGATGGCAACACAATCCCTGTAGAGACTGGACTCCTTGATAAGCCAATCAACAAAGCCACTATTGGCGAGTTGGTTCACTATCGCTTCCCTGCATGGGATAACACCATTGCTTCTAGCGTAGCCGTTAAGAAGCAAACCGAGGCAGATAGATTTATTGGCGGAACTGCTGCAATCAATCCTGATCTTGGAGCTGCCTATCGTCAGGTTGATGACTATGCAAAGAAGATCAGCGCGTTAGTAGCCAAGGATAATATCGATACTGCTACGCTTGTTTCCGTTACTGACGCTTTTAGAAAAACAGCAATTGATTTAGCGGTACAAGATAAGAACTTCTATAATTTCTACAAGACCCATTATCAACGGCTGTTCGGACCATTGGAGAGTTTTAAGTGAGTACACCTACACCAACGCCTAGCCCATCAGCAAAAGGGTCTAAAAAGTTTGTAATTAACCTTCCTTCAGTTCCTGGTAGCGGAAGCACCAATATCTCAACAGTCGATCTTTCTTCTGCGACTTTTGATGCTCGAGGATTAGGTCTTACTTTTCCAGCAACAGTAGATCCAACCAAAGTTAATGGCGTTCAGTTGTACAACGCTTTTGTAAAGATGGCTCTATCTAATCCTCAATGGGCGGCAATTAAATACGCTCTAGCACAAAGCCATTTCTACAACACAGCCCCAACTTCCTATGCCCCAGGTTGGGATGATGGATCTGACGGAACAGCCATTAAGCAATTCCTCACAACGCTTTCTCATAAAAATTCAGATCTAGGTCCAAATGAGACAGTAACACCTATTGCCAATTTTCTAGCACAAACTCAAAACATGGCATTAAATTACGGTGGAGCAGCAACAAGAACTCAGATTCAGAAGGTCACCGTTCCAAATACAATTGACCTTGTTCATATTGCTGATTCAGCATTTCGTACTGCTAATGGTCGCCCACCAACCGATGCACAAGCCAAGGCGTTTGCTAAAGACTTCCAGCAACAAGTTATGGCGGTTGCTAGAGCCAATGCTGCTCAGGTTACTGCTGCAACTACCCCTGCAACTCCTGCAACTTTGGGTGGTTCATTAACAGCCTTTACTCCAAAGCCAGGAGCGCCTTCAGTTGATTTGAGTGGTGCTAATGCTGGTGTAACTCCGGATCAAGCAGTTGCCTCTATTCAAAAAAATGCTGGCAAGGGAATGACAACTAATACTGTCCTTCAAGCAGTTCAGCAAGAACCTTCTGCTCAAGATGCAGCTTTAGAATATGCTAGAAAAGCAAATCCAGCAGCAGCAGGATCTGAAAATGTCAGCAATGCTCTTAATGCAATGTTCGCCTCGTTAGCAAGGAACTCACAATAATGGCACAAACAGCAGCTCAGAAAGCCGCCGCAGCCGCTAAAGCAAAGGCAGCAGCCGCCGCTAAAGCAAAAGCAGATAAAGCAAAAGCCGATGCCGCAGCCGATGCAGCCATTCTTGCTGATCTTTCAACCAACCATCCGCAATGGGCGCAATGGATCACATCACACCCTGAACTTAAAAATACAATTCTTGCTTGGGCAAAGATTCCTGGTGGACCGACACAGGAGCAGATTGATGCTGCAATTTTCCCAACTAATCTTGTTCAGGAATATAACACTTTCCAGCAACGGTTAGATAAGTTAAAAGCCCTTAGTCCTGGTGAATATAAGTATGAAGTAAATCAAGCTGGACAATGGGTAGATCAAGAAATTGCTTCTCAGGGATTTTCGGTATCTGCAGATAATCGTCAGAAGTTAATTGATGCAACTCTTAATAATGGATGGACTCAAGGAAGCAAGAACCTTAGAGATGCTGTCGCTGCTTATTTTGATTCATCTCAAAAACTTGGGTCTGCTGTAGGCGCTACAAATGTTTCTTCTAAGACTAGCGGAACTGCTTCTTCAACTCTTGCTGACTTTGCAAAGATTGCTTCAGATTATGGTATTCCTGTACCTACTGACCCTACTCAACTTAATGATTTTGTTAAGCAAGCAATTGGATCGAATGGTTCAGAACAAGCATTTACAGATTATGCTAAAGCACAAGCAGTACAACTTTATCCTTGGATGAAGGGTTCTATTGATGCTGGCGGTACTGTCAAGGGATACCTTGCTCCAATTGGCACTCAAATCGCAAATACTCTTGGGATCAATGCAGCAGATATTAACTGGCAGGATCCTAAGTGGTCAGGACTTGTAACTTCTTATGACCCTACATCAAAGATAGCAACTCCAAAAAACATCAATGATATTTTAACTACAGTTAAAACTGACCCTAAATATGGATACGATCAAACTATGAACGCTAAAAATAATGCTTATGATTTAGCGGCTAGTTTGAAGGCTACATTTGGATTTGGAGCGTAAAATGGCAAGTTACTATGCAGATTTAGTTGATGGCGGAGATGTGCCAACACCGGTTATTAGACAAAGCGCTAAATTAACCGAACCCGATGCTCCTGCTCCTGTTGTAGATACAACACCAAGAAATACTGCTCCTGTAATTGAACCAGTAGCAGAAACGGTTCGACCTACTTATGCACAATTGACACCTGCTCAAAGAGCAGCAATGACACCTGCAGAACAACTGGCTTACATTCATGGCGATACTCTTGCCAAAGCTGCTGCAGCACAAACTGCTTATGCTTCTCAGGGTCCACTCTTTGACAAAAGCAATGTCCCACCTCTTGATCCAACCCTTGCTAAGCAGGGTTATTACTATCAATGGGTTGGTGGTTCTTCTAGCGGTAAATGGACTTTAACAAACCCACCTGTTACCGGTGGTGGCAATACTGGCGGTGGCGGTGGTGGCGGGGGTAATCCCGTTGTTACTGGAACTGGAAGTACAGGAAACGGAACAACAACCCCTACAGTAACTCCTGGTGGAAGTATTAACGCTAACCCAGGCGCTCTTCAGATTATTACTGATGCTCTTAGTGCTGCAGGTCTTGGATCGCTTGCTACAAAAGCATGGAGTATGTGGAACCAAGGCTACGACATGAACGCAATCATGGATGATCCTACAAATGGTATTCGAGCGAGCGCAGTTTACAAGCAGAATTTTCCAGCAATGGCTGCTCTTAATGCCAAAGGTCAGGGCATTTCAGAAGCCGCTTATCTTGCAAAAGAAAATGCTGATTTAGAGTTAATGAAACAATACGGAATTCCTTCAGGAATTTTTGATACAAAAGATTACCTTGGAAGTCTTATGACCAACAATGTAACTACTCAGGATCTTCAATCACGGCTACAGGCTGTCTCAGATACGGTTAACTCTTATGACCCTTCTGTAAAGAAGTATGCCCTTGATACCTATGGTCTAGATTCAGGACACCTTGCTGCATGGGCATTAGACCCAACTAAGGCTTTGCCAGTTATTCAGCAACAGGCTAAGGCAGTACAAATTGGTGGAGCAGCGCTAATGACCAAGTTTGCTGGCGGTCTTGGACCAAATGGTGAACTCAGCACAGCCCAAGCAGAAGCTCTTGCCGGTGCTGGTGTAACCCAAGCCCAAGCACAAACTGGATTCAATAACATCGCTCAGCAAGGTCAACTTGCCCAAGCGCTTCCTGGTGATGTTTCAGGAAATGTTACTAACCAGCAACTTATCAATGCCCAATTTGGCATGAACGCTAACGACACAATGGCTTTGAAGAAAGTCCAACAAGGTCGTATCAATGAGTTCAACGCCGGTGGTGCAGTAGTTGGAAATGCTAATGGTCTTGCTGGTCTTGGAACTAGCAACGCCACAGCCTAAGTTGCTTACTGCTTAGACATTCTGTACGCTTTCGTCTAGAAGGTCCGAGTAATTGTTGGCAATCTCCAAGTCGTTTGCCTGAGACCTGTTGAGACTTGATGAAGGTCGCCCCGCGAATGGCTTCGTGGTGTCGGTCTTTGGCTTACGAGCCAACCCAAACAATCAGCCCCGCCGTACCGCTATTCCTAGCAGGTGCGCGAAACGGAAATGGAAAATGCAATGAGCGAATATGATTTTGAAGATCAAGAACTAGATAACTCACCGGAAGAAAGCAACGAACCCGCTAGGGATTCTCGTCAGTTTGTACGGAAGTTAGAGCAGGAAGCGAAAGAAGGCAAGGCTGCAAAGCGCCAGGCAGAAGATGCCCGAAACGAAGCAGATGCTGCAAAACGCGAACTAGCCCTAATCAAGTCAGGCGTAGATGTTGAATCTCCAACAGGAAAGTTGTTTGCTAAAGCATACGACGGAGAGATTTCTGTAGAAGCAATTAAGGCAGCAGCAACTGAATATGGTCTGATCGCAACATCTCAGACTTCTGAGGTCAAGAGTGATCTTGATGCGTTAGATCGTATTTCACAGGCTGCAGCAGGTTCTACAGGGGTTGTTTCCCCGACTGCATTGGATTCAATTCGCAATGCTGCTGATCCTTCGGAGATTATGAAGATTCTTCGTGAAAACAATATCGGTATTTCGCATGACCAACCAGGTCAGATGTTTAAGATCTGATCTATTAACTCCTAGCGAAAAGAGAAATAAATGGCATTAACAACCACCTCGTCGCTGGATCTCTCGAAGGCCGCGTATGAGATGCTTGCATACTACGCACTTCGCCCAGAGCTTTATTACGATGCTCTAGTAGAGGTTCAGTCAACAAACGCTACAAACCGTGGCGTATCTGTACAGTTCACAATCGCTTCAGATCTTGCTGAAGCAACAAACGCACTTAACGAATCTTCAGACACAACTCCTGTTGCTATGTCAGATTCTTATGTTGTGGTTACACCTCTTGAATACGGTAACGCAGTTCAGCTTACTTCTAAGCTCGGCGCTACAGCGTTCATGGAAGTTAACCCAATCGCTGCAAACATCGTAGGCTGGAACGCTGGTATTTCAACAGACGGTATTGCTCGTAATGCTGCTGGTACAGGTACACAGGTTGCATACGCTGGATCAAAGACTTCACGCGCAGCACTTGCTAAGACCGACATCCTTACAGGTAACGATGTTCGTAAGGCTGTTGCTAAGCTCCGTAAGCAGAATGTCGCTACATTCAATGGTATGTACAAGGGTCTTATCCACCCTGATGCTTCATACGATTTCCGTGGCGGTACTGGTGGAACTAACTGGTCTGATCCTCATGTCTATTCAGATCCTTCAGGTATCTACAATGGCGTAATCGGTAACTTCCAGGGCGTTCAGTTCATGGAAACACCACGCGCACCATTCTTCGCTGACGGTGGAACATCTGCATACACAATCTCAACAATTGCTGTATCTTCAAATGTTGCAACTCTCACAACTTCTGCTGCACACGGTCTTGCTATTGGTGACAACATCACTATTTCAGGAGCAACTGCAACATCAGGTACTGGTTCAACATCACAGCTCGGTTTCAATGCTCAGTTTACAATTGTAACTGTTCCATCAACAACAACTGTTACAGTTGATGTTACTGGTCTTTCAAATGTTAACGCTGGAACTTCACTCACACTCGTTGTTAACGCAGTAGATGTGTACGGCACACTCGTAATGGGTCGCCAGGCACTTGCTAAGGCTTTCTCAACCGGTGGCGGTTATGGCGAGCAAGCTCAGATCGTTGATGTACCTGTTATCGACACATTGCGTCGTTTCACAGGTATTGGCTGGAAGCACTTTGTCGGATATGCACCATTCCGTCAAGCTGCTCTGTACCGTATTGAATCAGGTTCTTCACTCGGTCAGTAATTAAGTTAGGGGGATGAGGCGCTTATACCTTTCTCGTCTCATCCCCCGCTTTATCATTAGGAGTAACAATGGCAACTTTTGAACCACCTTCACGCGTTCTTGTTCCTGTTGTTACTCCCAATGTTCCAAAAGAACAGCAACGCCCATTTGCTTATTTCAAGCCGTCTATCCCACGCGGCATTAATGTGTGGATCAATACCTTTAATGAAGTCACCGAAATCCAACCCCCTTTGTGGCTTGAGCGCACAGTTACAGATGCTGATGGAAACAAAATCAGCGTAACCCCTGGTGTTAAAAAAGTTTATTATGGTGGGCATATTTACACGATTAACGATGATGAAAAGCGCATCCTTACTGAAGCAGGTTACGGTGCTAACATTGTCGGGTGAGAAAGGGAGCGTAATGACTTGTAGCCACACAAACCGCAAAATGAGTTTTGTGACACAAAAAGACGGTAGTGTTGAAAAGACTTATGTTTGCAAACTTTGTGATGCTTCTCTTCCAATTAATGAAGGTAAATTTTCAATAGATGCAGTTCGCTCCATTGGTTTTGGCGTTGGCACAATGCCTACTCGCCACCCTGGATCTCAGGCAGTTGAAGCCCGTGAGAAGCGTTGGGAAAAAGATATGCCAGCATACAAGCGTATGCGTCAACAGGGTTTACAGCCTAAGACTATTGATGGCGCAGCTCATATTGAAGCAAAGGCAGAAACTCGTTTTGAAGTTGAATCAGGTCAAGTTCTTCCTGGTCAAGCAAAGAAAATTGAAACTGCGGTTAGTGCGATTGAATCCCTTACAGGCAAGAGTGTTTATGCCCCTGATACGAAACCGGTAAATCTATGACAACAGGACAAGACTGGATCTCCCAAACTCGCTCATACTTGATGAGTGGTTACGCTGAAAACCGCAACAAACTTGCTCAGAATTACACAGCAGGTAGCGGTGTTCTTACTTTTCAGTATGACATGGCAGGTATTCGCGCAGGAGCTCGCCTTTCTATTGGTACAAATACATTTTATGTGTGGTCAGTAAACGGTCAAGTAGCAACAGTTCAAGCAGGAGAAGATGCTTCTACCGACCTTAGCGTTCCAGCAGGAACCCTTGTTCGCGTATCACCACGCTTTACTGGTGATGAAATTTGGAAACAACTAGCCAATGACCTTGGGGATCTATCATCTCCTTCTAATGGGTTATATGGAATTCAAACAGTCGATCTTACTTACAACGCAACACTTAACGGTTATGACCTTGGTTCTATTGGTGACAACCTTCAGTCTATCTATGAAGTTAAGTATCTAACTCCTGGACCACAACTTGATAACCCACGCATCCACACAACAGGATGGCGCTTAAACCGTAACGCCAACTCATCACAGTTCCCATCAGGGCTTTCATTACAGATGTTTGAACCTGCTTACCCTGGTTACAATGTTCGTGTTGTTTACCGTTCTAATTTTATAATGCCTACTACTTATCTTGCCAATGTATCTTCTACCGGCTTGCTTCCATCTGCTTATGATTTGCCACCACTAGGTGCTGCAATTCGTTTAATGGAAGGTCGAGAGATCAAGCGTAACTTTACAGAAGGTCAGGGAGATACTCGTCGTGCTGGTGAAACCCCACCAGGAGCAGTTCTACAATCTGCCCGTGGATTGCAGCAACTTCGCGCTAATCGTATTTCAGCAGAAGCTGCAAGACTAGAAGCACTCTACCCAAACTTTAAGGCGTAACAATGGCTGATTTAGA